ACAACGCAGGCTTTAGGCCTCGCGCAATGGTTAGCGTTCAGCCAGTCTGACCCTGAATCAGAATCGTGGTCAATCGGTTTCATAGATCTAATACAAAACCAAACAGCATTGAACGAATTTCTAGATGCTTTTATCGGTAGCGTTAATCAAAATCTAATTTGGGATTTGGTTTACCGTGTGCCTGGTGCAGGTTCAGACACAACCGAATCGGTTGCGATTGAAGGTATCGCTGTCAACGCAACCCCTGAGCAGACTACTTTTGAAGTATTTTTTAGCCCGACAACGTATTACCAGTTTTTTACGCTTGATAGCAGTACTTTAGGTATTTTGGATACCAGCCGTCTCGGTTGGTAAAGGAGAAAACATTATGGCTACACCTAACACAACTTTTTCGTCGGGAGCTGTTCTGACTGCGGAACAGGTTAATTCGCTTCCGTTTGGCGTAGTTGCCCGACAGTCAATTAACACTGCTTTTACTACTGTTGCGCCTCATACGACACTGCAAGCAAATGGTGCAACGCTAACAATCAACGAGGTAAATGGTCGTTTGTATCGAGTTAATTACAGCGGATATCCATATCCAATCGGTGGTCAGCAGTCCGTTGTGATGTCATTGTTCAGGGCTGGGGTTGAAGTTAAACAATTCAACATTTTTACTGGCTCAATGTCAACAATTTTCGCACCAAATTTTGGCACCAGTTTTCTTTATTTGGCTACAGCGTCTGCTTCAATCACTTGGACTGTAAGAATCGCTGCGTTCAGTGCCAATACTTCAGTGCAAGATTTTGGTAATGCAACACTTTTGCGTCAGTTTTGGATTGAGGACTTAGGTAAGCCATGATTATTCAAGTTAAAAACGATTTAGTAGACAACGAAACAATGATGCGCCACCACCGTGACCGCCTACTTGCCGAATCCGACTGGACACAATTACCAGACGCAACCGTAGACCGTGAAGCATGGGCGACATACCGCCAAGCCCTACGAGACTTCCCAGCGACATGGACAGCAGGCCCTGAAGCCGACTTCCCTGATACCCCATGAAAACTCTTGCCGTGATCGCAGCTCTCGCAGTGGTGCTCATGTTTGTCGTCACTGGATGCAACGACCGCACTCGACACACCTGCGAAACTAAACCAACAGCCACAAGGTGCGACCAATGAAAAGACTCACAAACTCCGAAATCAAAGCACGACTCATCCTGATCGTCGGCATCACACTCTCGCTCACATTCGTCCTCAGTACCGCCTCTCTCATATACGGACTTTTATTCGTCGTACAGCCGATTGACAAAGTTTCGCCCAATGACGACAGCGCATGGGCTTTACTGTCGCCGATGATGCTTTTCCTTACTGGCGCACTTTCAGGCATACTTGCCTCTAACGGCCTCAAGGACAAAGAGAAAGACAACCACAATGACGAAGCGTAACTACACAGGAAACACCGACGCCCGAGGCAATGTTCGCCGTATGGGAACCCTCAAATTTGTTGACTACTGCACTTTCTTGTTTGGTGTCAAAAACATTGGTATCTACGCCAACCGCGACATGGTTGGCACCACACCACCAAAGAAATCTGTACACGCCACCTGGCGAGCCGTGGACCTCCGTGGCACCCAAGAACAACGTTTCCATCTTATTGACTTCCTATTCACCCACCGTGACATTTTGGGTATTGAGGAAATCCACGACTACGCAGGCACCTACAAAAACAATCCCAAAGGTTGGGGTGCTGGCTACCGTTGCGACCGTGACGACTGGAAGGTGTACGACAAGAACACTCTCGGGTCAAAGGGTGCTCAATGGGTGCACGTCGAATTGGACCCTGCACACGCCGACTCAGTTGCCCTAGTTGACCAGGCGTTTAAGACGATCTTTGGTCAATGACTTGACTACCGACCTATGAGTCGGTAAACCTACTCCCGACCTCGGAAACCCGACTCAGGAGGAAAGATGCAATTATCATTGTTAGCCGAATTAGACGTACCGGCTGAACGGCTCAAGTATGAAGCGTTCAAAGAGGCAAACCCGTGGGTGATGCCTGCACTACTGCAGATGGTTTACAAGCTGCATTATCAAGGGCACACGCATTACGGCATCGCAGCCCTTGTTGAGGTTTTGCGTTATCAGCACGCAACGACCAACGACCCAAACAGCGAGTTCAAGTTCAATAACAATTACCGCGCTTTCATGGCCCGAGAAATTATGCAAGAAAACCCAATATTTGAAGGCTTTTTCAGCATCCGCAAATCAGTTGCGGACTTAACAGAGGACTACTAATGAACCTTAAACGATTCCTACTTTTATCTTTTGCCACTTATGGCTTGTGTGCTTTATGGGCGATCACTGGCGTACAAGAGACCACAGTGACCCTTCAAACGCCGTCTGTGCCCCAAACGATCAGCCTCGGGATGTTGACACCCCAACAACTAGAGGACCGCGCAGAGGAACTCACAACGACAACAACTTCCACGACCACCAGCACGACCACCACCACCGTCCCGTTTACTCGACTAGCCGACTTTCACCCTGACACCAAATGCCAAGAATGGTTCCAAACCGCGATCACAGTTGGATGGCCTAATAACACCGAAACCCTTGAAAAACTTGGTCGTTTGCTTTGGAAAGAAACCCGTTGTCAAAACGTCAGTTACACCCACCCACGGTTTAACGGGCACGACCACGGTGTCGCACAAATCAACCAGATTCATCGCAAATATGTTGAGCAGTTGTTCAATATGCCTATGGAGGAATCCATGAGCGACCCGACCTTAAACCTCCGTTTTGCTTACCTTTTGTATTCCGATATCGCTGAAGGTGGCGGATGCGGTTGGAAGCCCTGGTCCTTGTGTTGAACATCTACCGACCCGACTGGCAGACAGACGCAGCTTGTCACGACCTCCCACTTGACTTGTTCTTTCCGAGTTCTGGTATGCAATCGCTACGAAACATCAATGTAATCAAGCCTTTTTGCTTGGCTTGCCCAGTGCACGTTGAATGTTTAGCGTATGCACTATCTCATCCCGATGAACGCGGTATCTGGGCTGGCACCACCGAGAACGACCGACGCAAGATCCGATCCAAGAACTTGATGACCACCCAACTCGCTAAACCCATGAAAGCAAAAGACGCCACACCGTTGGTCTATAGTGACGGCATCTACCGACAAACATTGGAGACCCGACCGTGATGGACAAAATTGCCGAAATGACCGCCATGATTACTAAAGCCGATATTGCTATGAAGGCAGCAACATGGGAGATCGGACGCCTCAGAGATGACGTGGCGATGCTTAGGAAGGCGCTCACAGAGTTGGCGTATGTTGCTGAGGAACATGGCATCTACTTGTCGAATCTTACTAAAAGCACACAAGACACGATCGTTGCTATGAGGCTCGGTGGTTTTAAATGAGGTCATGCTCAATTTGTGACGCCGAGTTCACCAATTTAGATGTTCGCCTACAAACCGAGTTACGCGGTATCTGTTACGACTGCTCAGAGGAACTCAGTTTTCACGGTATGACATTGGAGGAAGTGACCCGAGTGGTCAGAGTTTCTAAAGCAATCCGAGCCGATCAGAACGCAACCAGCGTGCAACGCCGACACACAAAGGACATGGAATCATAATGGACCTCTCAAACTATGTAGACGTACCAACCCGTTTCGCAGCTGCACTAGAACGCTGGCCCGAACTCAGGATCATGGAGAACCGACCAGAAATCGTCAGCATTGACGACAAGACATTTATTTCGGTCACAATGCAGGCATGGCGCACACCCGACGACCCGATACCGGCACAGGCAACCTGCTTTGAACCGTTCCCAGGCAAAACCAGTTTTACGCGAGACAGTGAGCAAATGAACGCAAGTACATCGGCTCTTGGACGTGTGCTCGGTCTGATGATGTCGTTTGGCAAGTTGGCGTCGTTTGAGGAAGTCCGCAACCGTCAAGCGGAATCAGTAGGTCCAGCCGTACTGACAAAACCTGCAGCACCCTTAACACAAGCAGTCCAACGCACACAGTCGCTCGGCTCATCCAGTGAAGGACCCACACCCAAACAACTGGCAATGCTTCGAGCAAAGAACTGGGAAGGCGCAGTACCAGCGACTAAGCGTGAAGCGTCCGAACTTATTGATCGGCTGATGAACGGTGGCTGATCCGTCTGAAGCAGAGTTTCAGAAAGCCGTAATAACATTGGCGAAACTGCACCGTTGGAAAGTTATGCACACCCAACCGGCACAGATTCGTCCAGGCAAATGGATCACACCCAACACAGGCGACCAAGGCTTCCCTGACCTAGTGATGACACACTCAGCCCGAGGCACAATCTTTGTCGAATTGAAAGCGTCTAAAGGTGTAGTCAGTGAGGCCCAATGGGAATGGATCAACACACTGGAGGACGCAGGCTGCGAAGTCCATGTGTGGCGACCCAAAGACCTAGACAAAATATCCACCCGACTATCAGGAGTACCCGATGACAGATCAATTAGAACTATTTGACGAAATAACAAAATCGTTTTGCCAATTTCCACATCTTAAAAAATCATCTGCATATCAATACGGTTGCCGATGCAATGGATGCGTACAGAACAATCGTGATTACAACAAACGTTTCCTAAAAGAAAAAAGGGGATCAAGTCAATGCGAATTATGTTCTAAAGAAATATCAGGTCATAGGGTTTATCCCGTATGTCACGAGTGTGTTACTTCATTTATGATCAGAATGAGGCATATCGCGGCGCCTTGGGCGCAAGTACTTGCATGGCATAAAAGGGCTTCATGTGGTGTTTGCGGTTGCCAATTCCATATGGATCGTGCCGGAGGACCAGGTAGTTGGCAAATAGATCACGACCACACAAAAGGTGAAAAAATAAGTCGTCATAATTACAGGGATATCTTGTGTGGCCCTTGCAACTCAGGCATTGGCGCACTTGAAACAAACATCCGACGAGGCTTAATAACTCAAGTTGAAGGCCCGTTCGGTGACTATCTTGCACGTCATCAATCAACCTCTCCAACATCTGACACCTAGTACGCGTCTAATATGCGTTCTGTCGGGTCAGGAGTGAACACTGGCCTGACACCCCCTAATTGAATCCAGCAGCTCATACAGAGATGAGCGTCAGCCCTTGTGAGAATCTGAACCTCACTATGGGAACACTCGGCAACGAGGGTAGACCTCCATGCACCGACATAGAGGATCAGCGTTCAAACGTACATTGCGAATGGTTGTCCACCGAACAAAACTAGACAGGCTCCCATGGGCTACTTGCCCTGAATAGTGGGGGACACAAACAACCCAACTCTCACATGTAATTCGAGGACAACCGCGACGAGTGCCCTTCTCGGCGTGGGCGTCAGTGCTCTTGACCTAAAGCCCTTGACCTTCGCCCTTGACCTACCATTACCACAAACCAAAGGAGCAACCCGACATGACAGACAAACCCAAATCACACGGCCACTGGAACTCAAAAGAATACCGAGACAACAGAACCGAACTACTACGCGACAACCCCCAATGCTACCTATGCGGCAAACCAGCAACCGAAGCAGACCACCTACTCGAATACGACAGAGGAGGCACACACGAGATGCATAACCTTGCACCAATATGCAAACCATGCAACTCACGACGCGGTCAGGCGTATGGCGAACGCAAGAAAAGAATTGCCAAAAGTTTGACAAAAGACTTTTTAATTTC